GTCATGCACTCTAGGCGGGATCCACTCTCGCTTCCCCCGCCTAAAATTTTATTGTATTAATTTACAACGTATGAAATGTTCCAAGACATAGTTCCAGCAGTTTGACCATCAGCAGCCATTGTAGCCGCTACATAGTAATATCCGCCAGGATCAGAGCTGTCTCCAGCTAATTCCCACATCTTTTTTCCAGCTGTATCTATATTAGCAGCTTCAAAACGAACATCCGCCATTGCAGCAGCATCAGCTACTGTACTTGCGAATACATCTTCGTCTTTAACTACGCCAGCTGAAGTGTATATCCCTACATTGAAAGTACACGAACCGCCAAGTGTGTCTGAACCAATAAATAAACTTGGTACAGCAGCGTTACTTGGGATTGGTGCTAACATAACAATATCGTTATCGTCACTATCGCCAGATGCTAATTCTACAGTTCCATGAGCTGTTCTTAAAACGCCATGTAATTCAGCAGAGTTGTTAGCAACTGAAGGAGACGCTTCGAAATTTGCTACTAGATCAGTATTTTTAGTTCCCATATTTCTATCCTCCTATTATGCTTCGTGACAAGGGATTTGAACAACTTTTTTCTCTTCCATTCTTACAGCACCTAGTGACATACAATAGTACACTTGTGTTGAGTAAGACTTGTCAGCTCTTTCAGAGATTTTTGCAGATATATCTTTTCCCATGCCAAGTTTAATAGCATCTTCAGTATAAGCAAAAACTAATCTGTCAGTAGTATTAGTTGCATCCTTGTTCAGTCTTGTTGACATTATAAATTCAAATCCTAGGAATGAATTAACCTCTCCAGTTGATAAAGCTCTAACTGTATTAAAGTCAGCACTTGTAACTGAAGTTGTTCCTAATAGATCTGATATTTGTTGTGGCCCGCAAACGATAAATCTCTTCAATGAAGGATCTACATCGTTATCATCCATGATTTTCTTCGCAGACAAAAGTTTAGCAATAGTCAAACCATCTGATTGGTCTGAAGTTGCAGTTTTTTGCGTTGAAGGTAATGCAGTAGATGTACCACCAGCTACACCAGTTGATGCAGACGCATTCATCGCTGTAATAATTACATCGTCAATACTTCTGTTCATAGCTGCTGCCGCTGCTTTTGCGTAAGAACTTGTTGGATCTATAAGCATTCTAACCTTATCGACATCGTCAACAAGATCAGCCCACTCGTAATCAGCCAAGCTCAATCTTCTTCTGCTGTGAGGCGTATCTATTTGTGGCGTATCGCCATGTCTGCTCGTTCTTATTTGAGCAGCTGTAACTCCGACTTGGTCGAAGAAAGCGTTTTTACCATTAATAGTTTCCACATCAACAGAACCTCTTAATTTACTTCCCATTTGTTGAGAAAGCATAGTTACATTTGAACTATACTGCTCTACAAAAGAAGTAGTAATTTGAATAGACATACTATTCTCCTTTTTTCTTGGTTTATGTTAATGTTAAACGGCTGATTATCCTTGCGGGTCGAAACCTAGGTTTTACATCTTTTAGATGTTAGTCTTTCCTAATGTCAATTGGGGTCTTGCGATTATCCCAATATTTTTAGCTATACTTGATTTTTTTTTTCTCGTAAAGCCAAAACTTCTGCAACTGCCGCTTGATGATTAGGATGATTTTTATCCCAATACGCTGAACCTGGCATTGTCAACTCTCCAATATCTTTTTCTATTTGCTCTGGAGTTTGAAAAACTGGCCCAGATGATTGAGTGATTGTATCCTCTCCCATCTTGCTTGCTAACTCTGCAAATGCTTTTATCATAACTGGATGATCTCCAAGTTTGGTTCCATCTGCCATATTAGCGTTAAACAATTCTGTTGCGCCAACTGATTTAGCAAGATTAGCAGCTTGTGTTACTTTTTGATCGAATGCTTGACCCCACTCTTTTTTAAGTTCAGTAGAGCTAGCTTCTCTCGCTGCTGTTGCTTTTGTATCTAGTTCTTGCATTGCAGCACTTGTCATTTCATTATAAAATTTTACCATGCCATTCGCCTGGCCAGGAAGTAATCCTAACTTATGCGCTTGACTTGAAAAACTTTTTAACGCTTCAGCATCTATTTGCTGATCTTCTGGTAAATCAAATTTATAACCATCAGCGTCTGCGGGTCTGCCTAATTTTTCGTAAACGGCATCCCAATCTTGTTCTGTTGCATATTTATTAGGTACTGGGATTTTATCCGAGCCAACTAATTTTTGTGCATGAACATAAGATTTTGCTAAACCTTCTATATCTTTAATATTTTCTAAAGATTTATCTGCTCTTATTTCTTCCGACAAATTGGCTTTCCAATCTGTACTTACTGTTTCTGGTGTTACTGGTGTTTCCGCAGACAACGTACTTGGTTGTTCCGTTGCTACCTGGTTTGTTTCACTACTCATTTATCCTCCATTGGTTTTTTGTTGAGCATATTATTAATAAACAAGATTACAGATCTTGTTCCTTCTAAAAATGCGCTTTCATGGCTATCGCCTTTTATGTGTGACGTAGAATAAAAACTGCATCTTTTTTTTAGATCCTCTAATACTTCTTTACCCGTATCGGAACTAAAAGTTTGTTTGTAAGCAAGTTCTAATTGCTTCAAATCTTTACTATTCATTTGCTACCTTTAAAGCTGGAGCTATTTTACCAGCTGTTTCTGCAACTTGCTGCGCTTGTTGTAATTGCATTTGTTCCATTTCAGCTTGTTGCTTTTGTTGTTGTTTTTGTTGTACTTCTGCTTTTGATCTCATAATTTTAGCTGGTAATCCTAAAACTTCCTGGATGTGATTAACTAAACCATCAATATCTATGTAATCAAAAACGGGAGCTATATTTTGCATAGATCCAAATATTTCTATTCCACGCATAACTGATGACAGCTCCTGGCTCTTTTGAGCTTTGGCTAATGGAGATACATATTCTATTTCTACATCTTGATCGCCAAGTTCTTCTGGTATTGGTGGAAGTTTATTATTTTTTAATAATAAATTAAAAGATCTTGTAATTAATGGCTGTAATAATTCAGATTGTAATCTACCTAACACGGGGCCAAGTAATCTCATCTTTTCTTCTGTTCTTTGCATAACCTCTGTTGCTGTCATGTTTTGATTACCCGTAGTCATTAACTGGTCAACAAAAAAGTTTTCTCTAATAGCTTTTCTTCTTTGTTCTTCCATTTGTAAACCTAGTGGATTGTTTGAACCTATATTTAATGGTTCAATTCTTTCTCTAGTTCCAGATCTGTAAAAATTTAATCCACCAGGTACAGTTCTTACTGGTAAAATAAATCCGTCATCAGGAACCATTAAAGGTGGATCAATTTGTTTTTGAGCTGCTTTGATAGTTGTTTTAGACATTGTGTTTAACATCTTGGTATCTGGCAAAGCATTCATTGCTGGAGATCTACCATACACTTCATTAGAAGAAGATTTTAAGTAACGTGGTACTACATAAGGAAACTCTTTAAATCCACTTTCTCTTAATAAAGTTCCAGATTTTTCGTGAACATGACAAGAAACAAAATCCATATTTTTATTATTGTCATAACCCATAGGTGTTACACTTGGATAAACTGAATGAATAATAACGCTTTCATCATAAGGAGCTTTTTCAATATCAGCTAAAATAGATTTGTGTAAATCCGCATCGGGATACATTGCTGGTATATTTTTATTTTTTAAATGAAATCTTCTAGTTAAACTATCAACTAAACCTTTTTCATTTTCAGTAATGTATAGTTCTGAAATATGTAATGTTCTAAATCTTAAATCATCTTGAACATCGTCTGTAATAAACATAGCAGACGTACCAAATGCTAGCAGCTCATGGTATAATTCAAAAATTTCTTGTTGGAAGTTGGATCTTGAAAACACTTGTTGCATAATCTTTGCGCAACTCTCTAACCATTCGTTAGCAGCATCATTGTCAGCTGCCATTTGGTTTCTAAATTTTAAAACAAACCATGGCGAAATAGTATTGGTTAACATCCCATTAAGAGACGCAGACAACAATTCTAATGCGTGTGTGGCAGTTCCATCAAAAATTTGATCGTGGCGTTTATCGCCAGCTGTGTGCTTCTCTGTGATGTTTGCTTTTCTCGGTAAAAAATAATCTGCAATCTCTTGCCAATGATCTTCCCAGGTAACTCTTTGTGCTTTGAGAGTTTTATATCTCTCTATAACCATTTTTGCTTTTGGATCTTGTGCCATTTACCCTCCGAGTAAAGTTCTTTTAGATGTTGTTAATGCGTTATCGCCTAAACCTTTTGCGCCAGTTAATATTGTTGATGATCTGCCTTTACCCCTTGCCAATCCCATTGTAGATGTAGCTGCCGTGGATGTTGCTTGTGATACTTCAGCTTTTGTGGGTGCTGCATATACTGGAGCTGGTGCGGGTGCGGGTGGTTTTGGTGCTATTATTCTTCTTGCTACTCCTCCCATACTATCCTCCTAATAAAGTTTTCTTTGTTGACGTTTCGTCATCTTCTAATCCAGAAGCAGACGTTAAAATTGTTGCAGATCTACCTACTCTACCAGCTCTTAATTTTGCTTGCTTTGCTGCTGTCTCCGCAGCTCTATCCGCATCATCGTATTTTGGTGGTTCTGGTAATGGTTGCGGTGCGGGTATTGCTGGCATCGCTGGCATTTTTGGCATTAAAAAACTCATAACTTATTTCTCCTGGTGTATTGCGTAATCGTTCTCGGCTGTCTTTTGTTCAGCCATTTTTTGTCTTGGTAATTCCGATAAAGAGATAGCCATGTATCTTGCAGCATCGCAAGCGTGTGAGCTAAAATCCTTAACGGGTTTTGCACTAAAAATTCTCATCTTGTCGTTAAACTTTCGATGATGATGTCTTAATGCAGCTATTAATGGTTTGGTAGCATCTGCATCAAACCAACATTTAGGTAACACCATTTTTAAATTGTGTATGCCATCTTCTAATGGCAATTTTGGCAGTACCCTAAATCTTATTCCTAATTGATAAGCAATCTCTCGTCTTGTCTTACCATTACTAAATTCTGTAACTTCAATGTCATGTGGCGCATAGTGTTCGCCATAAACATAATCTTTATCTTTTATAAATTGAACATAATGCGGCAAGCCTTCTTTGTTGTTTTCATAATAATCAATAATCATTATTTGATTACCAACTTGTTGAAAAAAAACTATGGCCGTATTATCTCCATAACCTAGATCCCAGGCGGTGTTAACTAATAAACTTGGATCGTATGCAATCCTGGTTATCTGTTTGTTATCTTCTATTTTTTGTATTATTTTTCCATAAATACTTCCCGTTACATTTGCTATCCAATCGCATTCAAACTCCTGGAGAAATTTACTTTCCCCCATCTGTGCTTTAGCAGCATCTAATTCTTCTTGTGCTATCAGCTTTGTCTCTGATGACTTGGCTGTGTAAGCTAACCACTTTGGATCTCCCAAAGCATATTGGTATAGCTCATAAAATATATTAGACATTCCAGCTGGTGTTGAAATAAAATAACAAAAGCCTTCTCTATCAGATAATGCGGGTCTTATAATTTCGTGCCAAAGTATTGGGTTCATTTGGCTACACTCATCTATGCAAACTCCGTCTGCATATATTCCTCTAATTTTATCTGGATCCTCGCTAGATAGCAGAGTAATCCTTGCGCCATTTGGCAGATCGCATCTTAATTCTGTTTCGTTAAATGTAGTACCAGGAATACAACCAGCGTATTGCTTTAGATAATCCCAGCAAACCCTTTTAATCGAAACGAATGTTGGCCCGATCAGATAATACCTGGGGTTCTTCTTATCATTGGTTAGAGCTTTTCTAATCAAATGTAGAATAACCAAAATAGTTTTGCCAAACCTTCTATGGCAATTTAATACTGCGAACCGATGTTTATCCAAATCCTCATGCAGCTTCGCTTGTAATGGCCGAGGTGTATAAGGTATCTGGATGTGCATTAAAATATAATAGCAATTAAAATAATAACAACAGAAATAACAATAGCTGCTTTTATATTTCTACTCCAACTATTCCATTTTTTTATTATTTTTTCCATTCTTCCTCCTAGTGTAATGTGGGTAGATCAACCATATCTAATATTGAGTTGTACTCGATCCCACTATTCTTCATTAATTTTTTGACAAAAGTATTTGCGTGCTTTGGATTATCAAATCCGTTTAAATGGATAACCATGCCGTTTGTATCTTCGGCCAGGAATACCATTGCAGTTATCATTTTATTTTTTAAATTATCCATTATGCAGTTTTCTTATTTTTGTTAGCAAAATTTTTGGCAGCGGCTACTGAACTAAACCCCCACTTTTTTAGAGCAAGAGCTTTTCTAGTTGGGTTGCCTTTATCATCTTTCATGGGGCCACGCATTCCAGCGAACCTGGCAGCAAACGATACACGCCTCCCCCCAGTACCAGAGCTAACTGGAGCTTTTAAGTTAGATCCGTCTCTGTTGTTAAAAAACTTTCTGCCTCTTTCGCTTAATCCGCCAGTTTTATTTTGATGTATTTTTTTAACCATAATGTCTGTCTGTCTGTGTCTGTGTGCTGAACTCCCATGTTACATATACTTAAAAATATGCGGCTCATTTGCGGGGATACCCCATCAAATGTTCTTGCATTGTTCTTGTTTTATATGCAGTAAACATGGGTCGTAGATCTATATCTTACCAACTATTAGCGTTAATCAACAATTCTATACTAAACCAGAGAGTAACCAGGGAGTTACCAGCCAATGTTCTTGTTTTGTTCGAACTCATACGCGCACCCGAGGATGCTGGCCGCCAGTATAGAAACACGGAAAAACCCTACAACTTGTTAACCAGGTAAGCTCGGTACAGATGTCGTTTGTACTTCCTCAACAATTTTTTTAGCTTCAACCATATCATTTGGATTTCCCCAACTCACAGTTATTGTCGTGTCTTGTTTAACGTCTTGTTGAATTTTATCGCCAAAAGTTTTAGCAGCAAGTTTACTCGCCAACCATCTAATGTGTGAATATTTCTCTCTTAAAAAATGTGTCTCTTGTGGTGTCTTTGGTACTTCCATATCTTCAGCTATTTTATCAAGCAATGTCCAAACGCCAGTTTGCCTTGCTTGCATAATTTTATCGTGTAGATCCTTGTTATCTCGACAATGCTTATAGACAGTTGAGACATCGGGAAGTTTTTTATCTTTGGTAATTTTGGATAAAGGTTCGCCAAGCTCTAAACGCTTGATGATTTCATTTGTTTGTTTTGTATCCATTGTAATAATTGTTCTTTTGTAAAATTCTTAAATTGTTTTAAATTTTTGTAAGCTATCAACTTACCTTCTATTGTTGTTGCACCAGTAGAAGCTCCACCATGAAAGCGACAACGATAATGGCCACTTTTCATTAAATACCCTTTTGCTCTACATTGCTTGCCAGATGTTCTTGCGATACTTTCGCATTGTATTTTTTTAAGTGGATGACCAGCCATAATATCTGAATACTTTTATATCCAACTGTACCTTTTCAATTACTAAATATTATCTATCTTGTCTATAAGAGTTTTATTTAACTTGCTTTCAAGAGTAAACACAGCTGCAACATATTTCTTCTTAATTGTTACACGATGACAACCAAACATCTTACCCAGAGCTACCCAGGAATATCTTTTAGATCTGGCCCAGAGTATCTTACGATCTTCAAGTTCAACCAGGGGTAACAACTCTGTTACTGTTAAATCCCAGCAATTAATCTGTTTGTTGTTTGCTCTTAATTTAAGTTTTTTTGAATTATAGTAGCCATGATCCTTTGGATCATAAGTAAATTCCAGAATATCAAACATTGAAGCTGCTTTTGGTATTTTAGGTTTAGGCATAAAGCGTTCTGCCAAGCCAGCTTCATCCAGTATATCCATTATCTTTACACACCTTAACTTCAAGATGCCACCCTTTCGATGGCACTAAACTTTTTTATAGGTTCATCTTTCCATTTATGTTTAGCAATCTTAACGCCTTTTTTATTCCTATATTCAATATAATTTCCAAATTCAGCGCAGTACTCGTATTTCTCGCCTTTGTATTCTATTGTTGTTTTAGAATGATTAGCGACTGGGGGGGAGATAAATTTACCTCTATGATACTTATTAACATTC